AACCAATTTCACCATAAACAACAAAGACCCAAACAATTAATGGGAGTGCAAAGGACTCTGCCGTGCCTGCATCAACGGGCCATTTATCAAGGCCCTGTTGAAGGAATACGATGGCCAATGGAATACGAAGTAACCAATGGCTCATACAAAATTCTGGTATTTTATTAACTAAACTTTTCATTTCGGCTTGCTCATTCTAAATGATCCTCAGCACCATATGCTTCTTGCCAATACTCATGTGTTTGATATGCTGCCGTAACATAGCCTGCCGCAAATGCAAATAAAACCAAAGCCGTAATCTTAAGATTCTTTTTTAGTCCGCCTTTGCCTTTGCTGCGTTTGTATGCTCGCCACATCCACCAAAAGCCGCCAATAGTAAGCACTGTACTGAGTGCAATAATCCAAGGGTTGCTGGCTAATTGCGCCCCTGTTGCTCCAAATATAAGCAACAGAAGTCCGTTAATGTAACATGCTGGACACATTATAGATCAGCCAGTAACTCTTTGAACTTCTTCTTTGACTTGCCTTTTACTTTGACATCTTTCAAACGATCTTTAGCTTCACCTTCTGGCTTACCTACAACCACAATGGCAATCATGCCCATTGTTTTGTGTGGCGAACACTGATATAGATATACGCCTGGTGTATCAAATGTAATCGCCACTTCTTTGTTAAGTTTTGATTTCTTTGGTGCTTTCCAACCGTCAGGACCAGCAATAAACTCTACGTTATGCCCTTTGGATGTTGGTACCCAAGTAATAGTATCGCCCACATCAATACGAGCAATGTCTTCGCTATAAACCATTTTAGCACCATCGTCACGTTTATTTAACATTTCAACAGTCATATCTTCAGCGTATGCAGTTGTTGCGAAGAGTGCCATAATACTAGCGGTAATTAAGTTTTTCATATTTGTTTCCTATCTTTATTTCTTTACATTAAGACCGGACGGATTATATTGTTCGCCGTTATAGGCAGGATAGGTGTCGTCCTCTACCCCAAAGTTACATGATGCCACAATCAATAAGAACGCGATTGAAGCATAGGTAGTTCTTTTAGACCATAATATAAAACCATCAAAGGTTTTTTCAGCTTCCTTTTGAGCAGCTGCTCTGACTTCATCATTTGTCATAGCGATCTTGTTCCATAGTAAGAGCGATAAACTTCAGCAAGCTCTTGCTGGTCAGTTGACTCTTGAACGACATAGTCTTCTTTGTCAACTCGGGCGGCGTCCGCTATACCTATAGCATCTTCTAAACGTGATGCTATAGCAATAATTTCGCCGTCTTTTTTTCTAATGATATGCATTAGCTCCCCCATCCAGCAAATTCATGCTCCTCTAAAGGAATGCGCCTTTCTTTACTAGTACTCATTATCAATTTCCAATTCCAAAGCAAGGCAAATGAATTGCCATATTACAATAACGTGCATAGTCTTCAACGCCAACCATAGCTAATGTCATTAACACAGGCAAAGCAGTTAGCATAAGCACAATAATTAACATAGCCCAACCAAGTCCTTTAGTTGTGCAGTAGTATGTTTTATCACTCATGTTCGCCACCATTTGCACGGCCATCATATTTGCGACCAGACTTTAGTAAATTGTTTAGTGACTCTGGATTGTTTTCTGCTTGGCGGAATGTTACAACTGTAATTGTAATACCACTAATAAGCAATAGGTGGAATGCTGCGCTCAGACCGAAAGCCACGTAACTTCCTACCATTAGGGCAAAGATACCACTCCAGATAAAGAACAAACATTGAAAGATCATGTGTCCTACCATAGGGTCTAAATTTCGCAGTGGGGATTTTTCAACTGTCATAACGCTATCCCACATTTCGCGTGGAACGTTTATAATTTCAGTCAGTGTAGTTGCCCATCCAATGGGTTTTACATTCTTCATATTATTCTCCGTGTGGTGTGTTAAAAGCCAAACCCAAGATAGGGTTTGACCATTTGTTATGGAATCAATATAATACAGTTTACCTGTAATGTCAATAGTTAATTTAAAATTTATCCGTTAAGAACTTTGGCTTTGGGATTTCCATTATCAATAGTAATCTTTCTAGGCTTCTTTTCTTCTGGAATTACGTTTTCTAGTACGACTGTTAAAATACCGTTATCAAGATTTGCGCCATTTACAACAATAGTATCTGATAAAGTAAAGGTACGACGGAAGCTCCTTGCGGAAATGCCACGGTGCAAATAATTACCAACATCATCATTGTTCTTATCACCAGCGATTGTAAGAACTCCATCTTTTACTTCAATATCTAAATCGTCATAGGTAAACCCAGCAATTGCAAGCTGTAGCTCATAATTTTCTTCTGACGTTTTAACAATGTTATAAGGGGGATAGTTTGCTTGACTTGGTGTTTCTTGTCTCATTCTATCAATCATTCGGTCAAAGCCGATAAAGAATGGATCGTTTAACATAGACGTATCTAATCTGCGTGTATTCATTTTGTTTCTCCTTAAATAAGCAAGATTAATGTAAGGAACCCATTGTGGCGTTCCTATATACTATATATAATACATTTTTGAAAAATGTCAATAGTTTTTTTAATTTTTTTTTAATTTATTTTGCAGCGTACGGTGTAAAGTTTTTTCCATTAGCAACCAAGCAGGCCCATCCATTTGGCCATAGTGAAACTAAGCTCCAAGATCCGCTATCTTGATTTACAGAAAACACAAACTCAGTAACCATTGTTGGTCCTGATGCATGTATATTTAAAATTTGCCCGTTGAATAAAACTTGTTCACCATGCTTCTGAGCAACGGTTGCCATGTTGGTTAAAGTGTCACATGGCTGCATGGCTTGAAATGGTGGAATATTTTCTTGAGCAAAAAGAGGCGCTGCGAATAGTGTAATAGTTAGTGCTAAATATTTTAACATTGTTTTTTCCTATTCTGTTATTGCAAGTTCCGCCTGTGCAAGTGTTTCACCGTCTGTAATTGTTACTAAAGAATCTGAATTATTTTGAATATAAAGTTCTAAACTTTCAGTTGGGCCCGTAACAATTTGAGTCCCAAGAACTAGTCCCAAAGCTTTCTTTAGACCTGCATCAGGATCAATATAAACTTTCGCTGGTCCATCTAATGATGTACTGGTGGGCACAATAACACGAACCATTGGAGGCAATTGAAAGGAGTCTTTGGACTGCCCGACGCCCTTTACAATTACCGGCATTTCTTTATTCCAAGCATTAAATGCTCTTAGTCGTTCTCCGTTTTTAACAGAGGCCTTCACATCAATCATATTCATAATTCACTTCTTTCCAATATTATACTTTGCTTCTAAAATCCAATTGTCTTTTTCTTTATGAGAAATAATTTTAATTTGATTAAGTGGTGCAATAGGATCTTGTGACTTATTAGTATCAACTACTTTAATAAGAGACCACTCTTCTAAAAGATTAACGATAGTGTTTCTTCTAGCTTTATCCTCGTCACTAAACGTATCGCTTTTACCATCTAAGATAAACAATTCTTTAAAGTGTAGAATTGAGTAACGACCTTGTTTGTGAAGTATGTGGCACGATTGGTACAATTTTTTTTCTTTACGTGAAGAAATGCCAATACGTGTTAGGGTTTCTTTAACTTTTAAAAAGCTATCTGGTGAGGGTAAAGAAATTTCAACGCCGACACCTTTAAATAAATTTTCTTCTTGCATCATAAACAGCACCTTTTTTTATTATTCTTATATGCTGAGGATCACCTTGATCATCTGTACTATTTATCATTTACCTACTCCCCCTATTACAAGCTTATCATGCACTGACTTTAGCTGATCTTTAGTTAGGGCTTTAAGAAACATTTTAGCTATAGTTCTATTACATTGATATACTTGCTGAATAGCATCAAGGTCTGTGCTTTTATCTGCTTTTGGCCATTTAGAAAAACGTTTACGTTTACGCAACGAACCTGCATAATAATCAAATTGAGCACCATGAAACAAGTTATGGCGCATGTTCATTTCATTTGCATGTAATATAGTATCTTCAAAGTTGGCAAACCCACGGTTAACCATATAGGGTGTGTATTCTTTTTCAGTCATTTCAGGATTTTCACTATTGCGAATAAGATCTTCCTTACTAAAAGAGACTGCATTCATAAAATCAAACGGGCTATATTCTTTAGGCATCTTTTA